AATGCTCATGCAGTGTTTACATTTAGGACTATATATCAGAAGAGAAGCCATTTAATATAAATTGTAGTTTTTATTTATTTTTTTTTCAACGCATAATAATAATAATGAATAACTTTGTGATTTTTTCAATAGCCCTTCTGATAGTATGTATTTTCTGCTTTCAGGCACCGAAGAAGGAAAAATTTGTTGAAATTTTTGCAGGTGCTGGATATGAAAACCCAAAAGATACTATTGCCATAGATTTCAATGCGAATGTAGATGAGAGTGCATTTGTGCTTCAAAATTCTGGAATAAATAATAACGACGTTAGAGAATGTGTAGTTCCCACTATCAATTTCATTAAAAAAGAAACCGGTCTGTGTACAGTTCCAATAGAAACCAATAAAATCGAGCTATTTAAATCACCAGATGGCGTGAAATTATACAAATGTCGATTTATGATGATGGTGAAGGATGTAGGATTTCCTTTCGGTTTTGGTATTTCAGTGGATGTCATGAATGGGCAAATAATTTTTGCCAGGACAGGAACAGTTACATCAGGTGCAGACTTAGAGGGTATAGATAGTTTAGGTTCACTTGGTGACAACTTTCTACCAGCGAGTGATTTATTACCAAAACCAAAATCTTTATAAAAAGTAATAAATAATGCCTCCTTTGAGAGTAGAAGAATTACAAAAAATAGAAAAACAAAGAAGAGAAATAAAAAAAGAAATTTATAAAAAAATATATGAACAACTTACAAAAAAAATAAAATTATCAGTTGAGATGAGTCAAAAGCAGGTTTTTTTAAGAGTTCCTACCTATCTCGTGGGATATCCTACATATGATGTTAAAAAGGCCGCAGACTATATCGAAAGACAGTTTAATCTTGGGGGTTTTATAGTGCATAGAGTTTCAGAAGTGGATATTTATGTGTCTTGGCAGACAAAGAAAAAATCCAGACCATCAGCAGTGGCTCCGTCAACACAAGAAGAAGTTGACGACGATTCTTTACCAACTCTTATAAATTTGAAGAAACTAGCTTCGAAATATAAAAATGCGTAATTTAAATTTAAACATTATAAACATTATATATAAAATGGATAACAGTAGTTTAAATATTTTAGTTGAAGCCAAGAAGGAATACCTTCAACAGCTTTATCTTGTGATGGTTCCTACTATGATTGAGGTATTTGGTGAAATATATAAGGAAGCTCATAAGGCTTCACATGGGAAAAAAGTGCTTATTCAATATCAAAAATTTTTAAAAGAAGTGCCAAATTGGAATGATCATATGATCCACAAACATTCGAATGATATTTGCAGCTCATGTGCATGGTTTGATGATTTACTTGCAGCTGTATTTGTAAGTTCTGTTAAAATTCTTTCATCAGTTCGATTAAATTCAGAAAATAATAAAATTTCTTTAAAATTACCAAATAACAAAGTTTTTATCCATGGATGTTTTATAGCAGCTTCAAAGGATCTTTACAAAAATCCATATATTTATCACGAAGAAAGTGTTGAACAGGAAAGAGATGGCGATCTCGCAATTCGATTTTCAAAATGTATTGAAGAAACTGTGAAGGATCTCATACCAGTTCAGGAAATTTTAAAATCATGCATTTCACATGCGAACAAAGATGATAGTATTGATTTGGATAACAGTTTACCAGAAGATACAGAAGATCCAGAATTTGAAGAAGAAGAAGAAGAAGAAGAAGAAGAAGAAGCTGTGGAGGGCCCCGAATGTGTTCCCGAGCTTGGTCCCGAGGTTGAAGCCAAAGTTGAGCCGGATACCGAAGAAATGAAGAGCATTCAAGTTGATTCTAAAAAACCCATAGAAAATGAAGAGGAAGAAGATGACGACGTGTTAATGAAAGACGCAAAAGAAAAATAATTAATAATACTATAATATAAAACATGGACATTTCCGATTCTCTAAGAGATCCGCTTTCAGCTGCAGCCTTTGCGGGATGTGTAACAGCTGCATACATACATATTAAAGCTCGAATGAATAATGAAGGTAAATTACAGCCAAGTGCATACTGTAAACCAGCTATTTTGGTTGCAATGCTTGTTTATTTTATTGTACAATCTGGTGTAGGTTCAAAGGAAACTATTTTAACAGAACCTTATTAAAGAATAAAGGTTAATTATTATCAATAAAAGTAATCATGACTTCGGTATCAGCTTGGAATGAAATGATGGAGCAATTTTTGAGTGAGTTACTTCAAACTTTTCCAGAGGAAAAGGCTGTCAAGAAATACATAACTTCTTTTGATTTGCTAAGGAAGTCAAATCCCCGAAAGTGTGTTGAGGGGTACATGGTAGAAGCCACGAAGGTTCAAGATAAGATCATGGCGAAGGATGCATCATTCTTCCTTTCAGACGATTATAATGGTATTATTTCCGATCTAAACCTTAAAAAGCATTGGACACCGGAACTTTCAGACAATACAAAAGAAGCTATTTGGCAATATTTGCAGACACTCTATGTTTTGGGAACTACTATTACTATGATCCCCCAAGAAACTCTTGATGTTATTGAAAATGTCGCATCACAAACAGCAGAAAAGATGCAAAATGGTCAAGGTGGTCTAGATCCATCGGCGCTTACAGGACTATTTTCATCACTTGGTAACATGTTGGGAAATGGTGGAAAGTAATCGGCCGAAAAAAAATTAACTTAATATTAAATAAGAATGACAGTTTGGTTTAATAACCCAAGTGAACTTTTCAATAAAAATAAAATTTTAAAATTTTGGCCAACAAGTGGGCAAACCCCCGATGAAAGAGTGAACGCCACAACACGTTTCATTCTTTATTCAGCATGTGTTCTTTATCTTATAAAAAGAGATGTTAGAATTTTTATATTAGCCACGATGGTTATCGCTGGTCTTTTTATTATGTATAAAAATAATGCAGTTTCCCAAAGTGACAGTGAAGATGTTTTCACATATTCAGCAGATTGTAAATTACCAACACCCGAAAATCCCATGGCAAATGTACTTTTAAGCGATTATGAGAATGACCCCACACGCCCACCAGCATGTTACTATCCAACAGTTAAAAATACCGTGAAGAAATACTTAGATAATACAATTCCGTATGACGCAGGTAGATCAAGAAGTTCATTACCAGAATATCAACGTAACGCGGCGGCAAGACAATTTATTTCAGCACCAGTGTCCACAATTCCAAACGCACAAACTAACTTTGCAGAGTGGTGCTATGGTAAAAAGTTTGCACCCATGTGTAAAGATGATCCATCGGTTTGTGACCCGAATGCAAGAGGTGCTCAGCTTGACGCCTTTGCCGGTTTGGATCCGAATGGTGACATGAGAACGGGTATGTTTGGTGGCAATGGTGGGAGAAGTGCAACATCAAATGCTTCTTTATCTTAAAAATATTCTTATATTAATATTAAAAATGGATCCATACCTTTTACAACCAGCTCAAAAAGTGATTTTAGAAAACCCGGCTTTGCCACCAACATGTGCAACTGACACGGTTTTTGCTTACCCAAACCCTTCGAATTTGAATTATTGTTGCCGACCAAATACAATGATTTATGGTACCGCACCATACAAAGCCGGGAAAGGTGCACCCAATCATTTAGTCATGGTTGAAGATGAACTCAGGCCACAATCAACTACACAATTCGGTAAAGTATATGTTAATAATCTTTCAGGGAATTATTTCCCAATTCAAAATATGAATTGTAGTTTACCACTGAGAACACAACAATTTGACCCAACAAGTACAAGAGCAGAATCACAAAATATTTTATTTAATAGAAGATATTGCAAAAAATAAATGTTTAAATATATTAATTATGGCTGATCCAATATCTATAGCCGCCATCGTTGGTCTTATTGTCGCGGCCAGAAAATGTTCAGAGCAAGTAGAAGAAAAACCAGTTGAAAATTTCACAAATGAAGAACCACCAAACGAAAATGTTTATAATGACATGTCTTATTTAGATAATAGAACAACACTTACTAACACACTTTCAGGAAGGATGGGTCCTCAAAAAGGTGAAGGTGGTATCGGAATTAAAGAAGGTGATAAAGATATCACACCCAGTTTCGGAGACGTAGGGTTTATGAAATATGTAAATGGTGAACCAGTACAAGATTTCAGAAATAGACCATATGTTTCTGGGATTATGAATAATTTTGGCCCAGTTGAAAAACAATTAGTGGGTAGTGGTTTAGGCGTGGGACCAAATGTCCCAGCCTATGGAGGTTATCAACAATTGTTTCGTGTTCTACCAAATAATGTAAATGGTTATAAACTCACAACACTACCAGGTCGTGCGGGCCCAGCAGGAGATGTTACTGGTGGGCGCCAGACACTTCAAGGTGAACTTACACATAATATGCCAGAAAAGACCGCATATTTACCTTCGAGAAGACCAGAAGTGAAAGGCCGTGCACAGGGGGCGGGTGGCCCTTCAACAGCACAAGCTGTAAGAGGTAACTATGAAAAAACGAAAAGACCAACAAATAGATCAGAAACAACACTTAGACAAGATGGATTAGGATTTGGGCCAGCTAAAAGCACAGTTTCAGCACTCACTTTGGCAGAGGATCCCACACGCAATAAAGGAGATTTGAATATAGGTCAATTTCAATATAATAATCAGGCGGCACCGGGTGTGTCGAACTTTGTTGGTGGATATACTATTGCACCAGCTAGTCAACTTTTATCTACAAATGGACCCTATTCCCCAGAACAACTTGAACAATACGGTTTTAGACCAGATACAAAAAGAGGTAAGCAAAATAGAAGCGGAAACCCGGGTAGGATGAATGTTAGGGCCGGACCACTGAACCAGGGTGGTGTTTTAACCGCAGTTAGAACAGATTGTAGTAGAACAGACGGAAGAATGGGGCCAGCAAATGGGTCATCTGGTGGGAGAATGCAAAATTATGTTCAGGATATGTACCAACAATTTAACGCCTATAAAGGTAATGTAAACCCACATGCAACAACACGAGAATTGAATTTAGTTAAAAATCAACTTATGAATAATCCCTTTTCACATACCTTTTAAAAAAATTAAAAATAAAATAAAAAAATTTATTAACATTTTATTTTTGTTCTATAAATGTTAATAAACAATGAATGTTTTGTTAGATGTTGATAGTGATGAAAGAAATCCACAGCAATATCCAGATTCTAATGATTATGTCATAAAATTGAATAGAGAAATTTTCAATGTATCAAAAATTAGTTTGGCTGCTGCACAAATTCCACTATCACAAACTCTCATAAATAATTATAATAATACATTTTCTATAAATGGAACTACAATTACACTTTCAAATAGAAATTATTCAACTGGTGAAGATTTAGCTCAGGAATTACAAGATAAATTAGGTGGTGGAGTATCTAATGTAGACTTGGTTACATATAATTCAAATACTGAGTCATTATCCTTTTCTAATATTTCTGGTGGTTCAAGTAACATTTTTACATTTGAATTTTACGATGGTGTAAATGGATATTCGGTTAATAATGATAAAGGAACTCCCGCAAATATTCTTGGTTTTAATAGAAATAATCAATCAAATATCATAAATTCAAATGTTTTAACAAGTGAAGTAATAGATTTAAAACACGGACCAACTTCAATTGTTTTAAGAGTGACTACGAATTCTACTGATTTATCTAGAAGTATATATAACGTTGGAACTTCTAATGTTGGAATTTTAGATTTCACCGAGTCTGTATATTTCGGAAGATTATTAACTGAACTTGATAATGATAAAGAGTTTTTAATTTACACAGGAGAGTATCCAATTGAAGAGGCGTTTCATAAAGGTCCCGAAAAAGGTATTTCAGAACTTCGAATTCGATTTTATTACAATATTGGATCAAAACTAGTACCGTATGATTTTGGAAAACGAAATCATACGATCAAGTTTAAGATAACATGTTCATTAGATAAATTAAGTACACTAGAAAAACAAAAGGTTTATAAAAAGGTTTTACCGCCTCCTGTTGATATTCCAGTTTTAGAACCACCAAAGAGGTATGATAATAAACAACATCAAATTATAGTTGTTTTTTCTGTATTATTATTTGGATTATTAATAATGCTTCTTCTTAGCGGGTCACCGCAAACATAGGTGGTGATGGTCTAACCACGCGCTTTGACATGCGTGATAGGACCATGAAGACAACCACGGAAAGTAGGGTGGTTAGAAGAGCGGTTAGGGAAGCGTTAAGAACACCGTTCTTGGACGTAGACACTACCCGGTTAACCATAGCACGCACGACATCCATCCAGGCGATAGCGGCGGCAAATGAAAACCCGGACACCACAGTGTTGAGGGACTGTTCCTCAACGGCGCGGGCTGTATCGGTGACAATTTGCTGAGTTTCTTTGATCATGCGGTTGCCGTTGCTCATTGTTCAATGTTTTATATTATTTA